TTAAAGAAAAACATTAATCGTAATCCTAATTTTCCGAGATAGTAATGCCAAATACAGCCAAGACCGATATTGAAGTAGCACAAAGAGCAATGGTCTTAGTAGGCATGGAGCCTTTATCTTCATTTACAGATTCAACCGATGAAGCATTGGTTATGAATACTACCTATGAAGATATGGTTGAAGATTGCCTTGCACAGAATAACTGGAACTTTGCCACAGGTCAGATTGTTTTATCACGATTAGCTGATGTACCAGTAGATCGTTGGGACGCTGCTTATGCCCTACCCACAGAGCCTGCCGTTATTCAAGTGCAAACTGTAACTATTGGCGATCAGGTACAAACATATGATATTTATGAGAAATACATATACATAAATGCCCAAGCATCAGATGTAGTTGTTCTAAACTATATCTATAGAGTTGATACTCAATATTGGACACCAGCTTTTACCTTATGGGTTATATATCGTCTTGCTTCAGTTTTGGCTTTGTCAGTTACACGAAAAGCAGATATTGCTAAATCTTACAGAGAAATGGCAGATTTGCAGTTTCGTAGAGCTAAAGCCAGAGATGCACAGCAAGTTACCACACAACAAGTCGCATTAAGCAGATACCACAGAATACGATTAGGGTCTGGAATATATGCACAGATTGAAGGAACTGCTGAAAGTTGATGGAATGGCGTTATTAAGACAATTTACTACAAATTTTTCATCAGGGGAGTTATCCCCTCTTTTGTCATCTAGGGTTGATGCCGAAGCTTATCGTAATGGAGCATACAGACTCCGTAACGTAAGGTTAAAGGCTCAGGGTGGTTGCACTAGGAGACCAGGGCTTAGATACCTTCAAACCCTCGCAAATGAGTCTTATCAGACGGAAGCTTATGTATATGACGAAGATGAAGCCTATTTACTTCTATTTAGTAACACAAAATTAAGAATTGTAGATATTTCCAATCCAACGGCAATTTTGCAGACTTTAACAAGTATGCCGTGGGCATCTGCACAAATTGGATCATTGGTAGTAAGCCAAAGTGGAGACACAATGTTTGTGACACACCCAGACATTGCCATGCAGAAAATAACAAGAACAAGTTCAACTAACTTTGCCGTTAGTGCCTATGCCTTTGATACTTCTGCTGGTCTTGGCTTTCAACCTTATTATAAATTTGCTACGGCTAGTACAACAATTACTCCTAGTGGTACAAGTGGATCGGTAACATTAACAGCTAGTGCAAGTGCTTTTACATCAGCTTATAACGGAATGTATTTACGTTTAGTTGATTCAGCTTCCCTAGTACGCCATGCCCTCATAACTGGATATACAAGTGCTACAGTTGTTACGGCAACATTATCAGGAGCAATAGCTGATACTACTGCAATAACAGATTGGCAAGAACCAGTATTTTCATCTGTCAGGGGATATGCACGAACAGTTACATTTCACGATCAAAGATTAATATTTGGTGGTAGCCGTGATCTGCCTAACTTTTTGTTTATGTCAAAGATTGGAGAATTTACAAACTTTGATGTAGGTACTGGTGCAGATGATAATTCTATTCAGATACAGATAGCAGAAGCCCAAGTATCTGAAATAAAGGCTATGCAGTCATTTAGATATTTAACGATATTTACATCAGAGCAAGAATTATATATTCCAACATCTGAAAATAAGCCGTTAACTCCGTCTACAATTACAGTTAAAAAACAAACAAGCTATGGATCAGGAATAGTCCAACCTCAAGAATTTGATGGTGCTATTGTTTATTTAACCAAGTCAAAAGGTGCTATTCGTGAATTTATATTCTCTGATATATCACAAGCTTATAACTCAGATTCAATTACATTATTATCGGAACATATAATTGGAACACCAAGCTCTATTGAAGCTCAACGTGAATCTTCCGATCAAATGGAAGGTTATTTATATCTTTTAAATACAGATGGTCATATGCCCGTATTTATGTCTATTAGAAAAGAGAAAGTACAAGGCTGGGTTAGATACGATACAACAGGTACATTTAAAAATATATCCAATGTAAACAGACAGATATACGCAGTAGTTGAGAGAACAGTTAATAGTTCGACAGTTACATCATTAGAATTATTTCAAAATGATTATTATACAGATATGGCAGTTCAGTTAAGTGGGGGTTCATCAACTACATGGACTGCTGGACATTTACCTAATACTGCCGTTCAGGTCAGATCAGGCAATTATTCTCTTGGAACATTTACAACTAACGGAAGTGGTGTAGTTACACTAGACCAAGCTGTAACATCTGTTGAAATCGGTTTGGCTTATACTCCTGAAATAACCACTCTACCCCCTGAAATGCAATTACCAGACGGAGTTAGTGTTGGTCAGAAACGCAGAATAGTCAGAGCCGTACTTGACCTGGTATCAACACTTAATGTGAAAGCTGGTGGTACGAGAATTTTGCTAAGAAATGTTAATGATGATTTTTCATTAGAGCCAAGTGCTTTAACGCAAAGAAAAGAGGTGTATCTGCTTGGGTGGTCCAAAGAAGGCAGAGTAACGATAACACAAGAGGAGCCATTACCAATGACATTGAATGGCATATTACTAGAGGTGGAAGTCTAATGGGTACAGCAACTATGGCAATCGTATCTGCTGGTATGGCTTTAAAACAAGGTCAATTAGCAAAACAAGCTTATGCAAATGATGCTCAAGCAGCTTATGAAAGAGCCGAAGAAGTAGCAATGCAGGCAGAACAAAAAGAAATAGCTAGAAAAAATCAGTTAAATGAAAATCTGGCATCGTTAAGCAGTATGTTTGCTGGAGGTGGCGTTTCTATAACTGGTGGATCAGTTAGTAATTTACGAACTACAGAAAAGAAATTTGCCAAAGATGATATTACTTCAATTCGGTATATGGGTACATCTCAAAGCAGACAATTTAAGTTAGCTGGAGATTCTAAGAAAAAACAAGGTAAAGCAGCTCAGATTGGATCATATGCAAAAGCGGCAGGGTCTATTGGTGGCGTTAATGATTTTGGCACGAAAATTAAAAGTGAGTGGTCTGTATAATGGCATATAAAAGAACTACACAACGTCAGGCATTTATCCAACCAGTTCAATCTGCACCTTCAACTGGCGATATTGCTATGTCTAATATGTTTGGCGATATATCTACTTTGTTTAGCAATTTATCTCAACAACAACAAACTAAGGATAAGAAAAAGTTTGCCGTTGATGAAATGTGGAGAGCTTATAAAGAAGCACCTACGGCTGTAACAAATAAAGATGGTGTTTTAACTCCTAATTGGACAGGGTCATTAATAGATTATGCAAAAGGATTTAGTGAAGATGCACAAGCCTCTAAAGATTTTTACAGATTGCTGTTAAATACTGTTACAACCCAAATTACTACCGACATTACTGCAAAAGCCAAGGAATTATATACATCTAATCCAACGGATTTAAATAATATAAGTGCATTGAGAGGTCATGTTAATGGAGTAAAAAGTGTATGGAAAGATAGCCCATCAATTTTGTCAGCTATTGAACAAGAATATGGAACACAAAAAAAGACATTAGAAGTTAATGTTAATAATAGTGTTACCAATAAAGCATTTGACCAAAATGCAGTAAGTGGTTTTAAAGCTATAGAAATAGCTTCTGAACAATTAAATGCTCTTGCTTATCACAACAAAACGCCTGCAAATAATGTTGATGCAAAAAAAATAATAGAAAATATAAATAATCAAATTGATGTTTTAAAAATTAATCCAAACGTAGATATAAAAGAATTAGCTAAAATAGAAAAAGCAATGATGGGTAGCTTTTCTAATAGTTACTATAAAGGGTTAGCTGATCGAAAATATATTGAAGCTGAAACAGATGAGAATATAGCAACTAATGGTTTAGACGCACTAAATCAATTTAAATTAGAATTAGAAAACTATGATGGTAGTAAACCTTTGCCTTTTGGCTTTACTAAAGATATGGCTGTAAGTTCTGTAAAAAAAGTAATTGCAGATCGTGTCCAACAAAAAAATTTAAAATATACTACAGAAAAAAGAGATGATGCACTTGTAGTAGGTAAATTTAGTGATTTAATTCAAAGAGCATCAACCGATACAGAATTTGGTAATTTACAAAGCCAAATATTATCAACAACATTTAATTTCCCAGGTACACAAGGCAGTCTGCTTAATGAAATTAGAGTTAAAAGAAATCAAATAATTAGTGATAGAGATATAGCAGATAAAGGTATTAAGGATAATTATAATACTGATATAGCTTTAATATCACTAGGTAAACAACCTAAACATAAAACTTATGATGAAATAAGCAAAGAATATAGCAATGATGATTTACCAGTTGGCGTAGCTAAAGCTTTTGTTATTGCTGATGATAAACGAAATAAAATATTAAGTTCACAAAATATATTGCAAACAGAAACCTTACTTGAAAGTAAGTTTGATAATATAAGTGAGCATAATACACCAGAAAAATTAGAGCAGATTATTAAAAATATGCCCAATGATTTGCCGTCTACTACTGATAAATCTCTTATTATTAAATCTCAAAATAGACTGATGGACAAGCTTGATGCTTACACTATTAATTATGAAAAAATGATTCAGCATAAATTATGGAAGCAAAACCTAGTTGGCACAATTAATGGTGGAGGCGTTATATCATCTGCTAATACAAATAAATTATGGAAAGAATGGACAAATGATGAAGGTGTTAATTTTGACGATCCTGAAGGTCACAATAAATTTTTATCCTTTGTAGGAACATATAAGCATTTTCCAACAGATGCGGCTTTAAAATTTAATGCAGTTTTATTGTCTGGAAATATGGAAGAAATCCAAAAAATTGAAAAATTGATAATGGCTTCCTATCAGTTTTTAACTTATGGAAGTAATGGTTTAAGTAAAAGATCAGCTAAAGAACGTATATTTTCACAGTTGAAAAGTGGTGATTCAAATGCAGATTCTGCTGGTAGAGCAACGGCATTTCTTGAATTAAGATTTGCAGAAGTTCCTATAGAAACAGCTTTAAGTATTGTTGAAAATGATAAAATATCTAGTGGTAATAGTAAAATAAAAGGCATGGCAAGTGTCGGTCTTTTAGACTCTGCCAATAAAGAAGATGTTATTAGAAACATACACGGCACGTTAAATAAAATTATGTCTGAAAATGACAATTTTATTATAGATTGGATTCAGGAAATTAGTGGTTTTGGAAGCACAGAAAGAGTTAAAGCCGTTAATGAATACTTTGAAAAGTTTGGTGACACAGATGTGTTAATGCAAGCTATAATGCAACCTGGAATAAAAAATTTATATTACAATACTTTTTTATCAACATTTTCTGAGCCACATTATAAAGATAATGAAGCTGGTATAAGAGAAGCTGCTTTAGCTACTGCTGTAAAATTAAGAGGTGCTATTGGATTTGCAACTACTCCTTTGCCAAATAAATCATTTAATATGCTTGATCCAAGAAATTATTTGCCGTTTAGAGATACGTTTGTAGGCAACAATAATAATGTTTTAGTTAGATTTGTTAAAAATCCTATTACATATGAATTTAACAAAACAAGACCTCCAGAAATGCACAAAATGCCTGATATGGATTTTTATAAAGCAGATATATCTGACATATTTAACAAAGCTTATTTAAACAAAGAATTTATTGAAGGCGATATTAGAAAAGATGATGCTTTATATGCTATTCAAAATGGTCATTTAATTTTTCATGCAAGAGAAAGATTTGGTAATAAAAGAAGTTATGAAGTTTACGGCATAAATAAAGAAGGTGTTGGCTTTTCATTAATGGATCATTACGTTCCTAACTGGCACACAATGGAAGCAAAAAAAGCTTGGAATGAAATTCAAGATGAAGGCGTTAAAACAGTTTTGGGTCAAATAGATGCTAATTTAGCTATTATTGGATTGCCAATAGCCCAGCAAGCACTAACTAATTTTATGGAAAATAAAACTGACAGAAATTTAATTGTTAGATTTATAGATTTTGTTAGCAACTCATCTAAAACTTTAGGGCTACCAGACATAACTTGGGGTAAATTAGAAGAAAGCCAAAAAGTTAAAGTTAGAAGTGAGTTACAAAATTATTTTAATTTAATTAAACCACCTAATATTGGCTTTCCTTTAATGGGTATTAAATAATGGCTAGTTACCTAGATCAAATAATACCTCTTGGGTATCATAATGAAATAGAAGCAAACAGAGATTATAAAGAACCTTCCATATGGGAAACAATAAATGCCGTAACAAAAACTGGATTTATTGGCACAGCTTATAAATACTGGGAAATGCCTGATTTTACTGAAGATCCTGATTTTGACATAATGGCAGATTCTAGGTTTTCAGAAGGTGGGCATCTAGAAGCCATGAGATATAAGTTTGCTGATTCTAAAAATGAACAAGAATTGGAATACAGACTTAATCGTTATAATGAAGAAATGGAAGCTAGGGCTATTTGGGCTAGATCATCAGGATTAGCCGCAACATTAGGTTTGGGTGCAGAATTATTGACCGATCCTTTAACATATGTTCCTTTAGCTGGTCCTTGGATAAAAGGAGCAAGTTTTACCACAAGAGCTGCACAAGGAGCTTCAGCAAGTTTAGCTTTTACTTTACCTTATGAAGCTTTTATGCACGCCAATACTGAAACCAGAACTGCTGGAGAAAGTTTAATGCACGTTGGAGCCATGTTTGGTTTAAATGGTGTTATTTCAGGTGTTTTTGGAAAACGAATAAAATCTAATGCAGAACCAATGGGTTTACTTCCTCCCCCCACTACTGCTGGGAAGGCAAGTGATGAACCTAAACCTAAACCATTAAGTTCAGGTGCAGTAACATCATGGGAAGATATGATGAAACAAGAATCGTTAAGGGAAACTGGTATTGGAATAGAAAAGTTACCTTTAAATCCAATATTAAGACTTCTTGGTTCAAAAAATCCCTATGTTGCCTCTGTAACTGCTGACCTAATTGAATTTGGTGGTTTAATACAGAAAAAAATTGATGACCAAATACCAATGGCTTCTAATAGTGTTGAGACAAGTTTTAGAACAACTTATCTTTACCCTATGGTTAAAGCCATAAGAAATGTTGAAGAACAATATTTGGCATACAGAGGTATTCAATCAAATAAAGGCATGACAGGTAACAGTTTTGCTATGATGGGTTTAGGCATAAAAGATGGTTTAAGAGGTATAGGTCAGTCACAAAGAACATTATTTAATGAACGTATAGGTCGTGCCATGAGAAATGGCGATAAAGACCAAATTACAGATTCAATGTCTCCTTATGTTAATGCCGCCGCCAAGAACTTTAGAAATGTTTTAAATTTAGTTAAAGATAATGCCACAACTGTTGGTTTGTTTACAAAAGAACTAGATAAAAAAATAGCTAAATGGAAAAAGATTGGAACTCCTGAAACATTAGCCAAGGCTCAAAGAGCAGAAGCTGAACGTGCTAACATAATGACAAATGGCGTTAATGTTACAACTGCAAAATCATATTTTCCTAGAATGTTTAACATTCCTTATATGAAAACTATTGAAGGCTATAATCAATGGATAGCTATTGTAGGTAGGGAAATAGGAACAGATGCCGCAGAAAAAACATATCATAGAATTGTAAATAGAGGCGATTTTGGTATTGATGATTTTGTTGATAAATTTTTAGATGAATTTGCTGCCGCAGGTTCATCACAATCAAGATTATTAGCCGTTCAAGATAATCTTCTTGATGATTTTTTAGAAAGTAATGCTGAATTTGTTATTAGAGATCATGTAAGACGAATGGGTGTTGACATAGAACTCACAAGAAAGTTTGGCGATGTTGGCATGACAGATACATTAGCTAAACTTGAAAAACAAATAACTGATCCGACTTTAAAAGCTACTGCATTAAAAGATTTGAGAGCATTAAGAGATATAAGCAGAGGCACATTCGCAAGACCTGATGATGCTAATTCATTATTAAATCAAGGAATGGGTTTTTTTAAAACATGGAATGTTCTTACCATGATGGGTGGTGCGGCAGTTTCCAGTATTCCTGATATAGCTAGAATTGTAATGACAGAAGGCATGAATAACTTTGTTGGTACATCTATGAGATTGTTTCACTCACAAGCAAGGCAAGCTATATCACAGATGAATAGACAAATGATTAATGAATCTGGAGAAGCTTTAGATATGTTATTATCTCTAAGAGCTTTGCAGATGGCAGATGTTGGTTCTACTTTTGGAAGAACAAGCCGATTAGAAAAATCTATGCAAGATATGACTGGACCTTATTTCTTACTTAATGGTTTAAACGTATGGAATACCATGATGAAAGAATGGGCTGGTTTAGTTATATCTCAAAGAATGTTAAGATCAATGAGACTAGATTGGCAAAAATTACCTAAAATAGACAAAGATAGATTGTTAGCAAATGGCATTGATGGACCTATGGCTGGTCGAATAAATGCTATGATGCAACAACATAGAACGTATAGAGATGGATTTAGTTTTCCTAATATTGAAAATTGGACTGATTTAGGAGCTGCACGAACATTTAATAATGCTTTAAACCAACAGATTAACAGAACTATTGTTACACCTGGGATTGGAGATAGAGCTTTATGGACACAAAAGCCTTTTGGATCAGTTGTTACACAATTCAAATCTTTTGGTCAGGGTTCGACTCAACGAGTTTTAATATCAGGTTTACAAGAAAGAAACGCATATTTTATGCAAGGTGCAATATTAATGGCTTCAATGGGTATGCTTGTTAATGAATTTAAACGATACCAACATGGAATTGAATACGAAAGAACTTGGGGTCAGGTATTATGGGAAGGAATTGAAAGAGCTGGATTACCAGCAGTTTTTTCCGACTTTAATCATGTATTAGAAACCATATCCAACAATCATGTAAGTATGGACGCTATGGTTGGTGGAAAGCCAATGAATTATGATTACAGAAGATATATGGGTGAGTTTATGGGTCCAACTGGTAGTACAGTAGCTAATTTATTAAACATTACACAAAAAGCTTTAGACAATGATTATGGAGACAGTTTTACTAAATCATTAAGGAGAATTACTCCGTATCAAAACAATGCGTTTTTAGACCCAGCTTTTGATGCTTTGTATAATACTAAGTGATGTGAATTAACAAGAAGGTGCAATATGAGTAAAGGTTATAATTATGGCTACTATATCTATTGCAGACAACGATGCACGAATACAACATAGTATAGGTGGTGGAGGCAATACAGCTAACTCCACACAGTTTACTATTGATTTTCCCTTCTTTGCCCTTGATGACATTGATGTAACAATAACCAGTAGTGCTGGTGTTGATACTGTAATAACTAGAGGCACAGGTGCTGGTACATTTGCCGTATCAGGAACAGCCGTAGATGATGGATTTTCTGGTGGATATATTACACTAGGTTCAGTTTACACAAGCTCTACTGTAACAATATCAAGAGATATACCTATTACAAGAACAAGTGATTTTGCTACATCAGGTCCTTTTAACATATCAAGTTTAAATACTGAATTAGATAAAGTTTATGCAGTAATGCAACAACTTGAAACTAATAATGCCAGAGCATTAAGTATGCCGACTACTGATACGTTAACCACAATAACATTGCCGTCAAATACATCTCGTAGAGGCAAATATTTGGCTTTCAATGCTTCGACTGGAGATGCAGAAATTGGAGGTAATGTAGCTGATACAGGTACAGTAGCAACAATATCAACAAACATAACAACAGTTGCCGGAATACAAGCTGACGTTACAACAGTTGCCCATTTGCAAGATGGTACAACAACATCAAACGGCATAAGTAATCTTGCAGGAATATACACAGCTATATCAGGTGTTAACGCTATAAGTACAGAAGTACAACAAGCATATACAGATAGAGTAGCTATACAAAATGCAAGTGCCAATGCTACTAATGCACAGAATTATGCAACAGAAACAGACTCGAATGTTACTGGCACATCTGATGATTCAGCTAAATCCTGGGCAATAGGTGGATCAGGCTCACACTCTATGAGAACTTCTGGTAAAGGTTCTTCTAAAGAATGGGCAGTCTATGTAGCTGGAACTGCTGACGATAGTGATTATTCTGCTAAAAATTATGCAATAGCTGGTTCTGCTCTTAATGTTGGTTCAGCGAAAAACTGGGCAATAGGTGGTGGTGATAGTTTTAGCTCTAATACTGCCGTAGGTAATACTGGTTTATATTCTGCTAAATATTGGGCAGAACAATCTGCTGCCTCTAAAACTGAATTTTCTAATATTTATCATGGTGCATCAGGCACTGATCCTACTGGTGGAACTGTTGGTGCTGGAGATTTATATTTTAATAATAGCACAAACAAACTTAGATATTACAACGGCTCTGCATGGGCAAACATAGAAGCTACAGATACAAGCAGTTTCGCAGAAAAAGGCTTTGCGATTGCAATGGCTATAGCACTTTAGGAGTAACTAATGGCACAAAATTTTAAACAGATAAAACTAGCTGGATTGGGAACTGGTATAAATGATCTGCCAAATGGGTCAAACTTCCCTACTGGGTTTCATTTTGTAAAAACAATAAACATGGCAAATATTGTAGCAAATGCAATTACAGTTTCATGCTTTCTTTTAAATGGAAATACAGACAATGATCCTGCCGGGGAAACAAAGTTTTACGTTGTTAAAGATATGGTCATACCAAGTGGATCTTCTTTTGTTTATGATTCAGGAATAAATCTTTTAGCTGGAGATAGGTTCTTTTTTGAAACCGACACGGCATCTTCATTAGACGTGATTGTAAGTTATGTTCAAGAAATTAGCACATAGGATTTGATATGCCTTTTATTGGAAACACACCTGACGTAAATTTTACAAGTTTTGCAAAACAAGATATTACTGGAAATGGTGGTGCTAATTATACTCTTACTCATGCAGTAGCCAATGCAAATGAAATAGAAGTTTACGTTAATAATGTAAGGCAAGAACCTACAGACGCTTATTCTGTAAATGGAACTGCTTTGTCCATGACTGGCAATGTAGCATCTTCAGACAATTTTTATGTAATCTTTTTGGGTAAAGCCATACAAACGACTGTTCCCCCTGATGGATCAGTCAGCACAGCCAAGATAGCAGATAATGCAATAACACAAGCAAAATTAAATAGTAATTTAATATTTGTACCAAGTGGAATGATTATGCCTTTTGGTGGTAGTTCAGCTCCAACTGGATTTTTGTCTTGTGATGGTTCTGCTATTTCACGAACAACCTATTCTACATTATTTACAGCTATAGGAACAACTTGGGGTACAGGAAATGGTTCAAGTACATTTAATGTTCCTGATTTAAGAGCAATGTTTCTTCGTGGAACTGGTACACATGGAACAGCTGATATGGCGAAAGGTACAGATTTTTCTGCACCAGCTGTAGGTACTATTGAAAACGATCAAATGCAAGATCACAAAC